AAGTTCTATGAGGTAAAGGGTGTAAATGAAACCTTTATGCTAAAAACTTATGCTCATAAAATGTGTGGCAAATGGCAGAAAATGCACCCTGTTATTTATGCCTTATATGATTTTAGGTTTAAAGATTTTATATTAAAAGATTGGAAGGTTATTAATGAGTTTTCTAAAGGATTTAAAGAGGAATTTGTTAAGGATGTAGATGCAAAGATATTACCTATGGATGAGATAAGGGAGCTATAGATGAAAATTTTATTTTGGATAAGTGCAGCCATACTTTCAGTTTACTTATGGTATTTGATTATTTGTTTAATAGACTATTTGATAAGTAAATTACCATTCAAATTTCTGGAGTTCATCCATAATCTTTTTTGAAGTAATTGCAACACCAAAAGCATTAAAGCGACATAGACAAAATGGTCGTAGAACTTATGACCCCTCAAAAAAAGACAAAAACAACTTCAGGCTACTTGCTAACAGGCACAAGCCTAAATACCCAATAACAGAACCAATCAGGATAAATCTTGAATTTGCTATGCCAAGACCTAAGACACATTACAGGCAGGGCAAGTTTAAAGGTATCTTAAAGGACAATATTCCACAATTCTATACTAAGACCCCAGATGTAGATAATCTGGCTAAATTAGTATTAGATTCAATAGCAGGGGATGATGGTTTTTTTATTGATGATAAACAAGTAGTGGAACTTAATTGCATTAAAAGATATATAGAGCAAGATGAACAACCTAAAACAATAGTGATGATTGACTATTATGAAAGATAGTACATCAATATCATCATTAGAGTTCTATAACATAAAAAGACTACTAAACCATACAGAAATCAGAAACACTATTATCAGAGCATACTGGGAAGGTTTAAAACATTCTGATCTTAAATATGGGGAGATGGTTGAGATATGCAGAAAAGAATTTAATGTTTCTCCAAATCTGATACAAAGAATCATAGCAAGAAATGTTTAATTACATAAAAATAATTATGATTGACTTTGTATAACTTGAATATTATCTTATCACTTCTAAATTAGGGTAATTTATGCCTAAATCTCAATATAACAGGAAAAAGGGTAGCAAGTCAAGTAAACCATTACCTAAAAGGAAATATGGAAATAAACCTAAGAAAAGCAAGTGATTTAATATTTGCTGAATATAATCCAAGACAATTAACTAAAGAGCAACATAAGCACCTAAAAGATTCTATTGAAAGATTTGGTTTAGTTGATCCAATTATAGTTAATAAAAACAAAGATAGAAAAGATATAATTGTAGGTGGGCATCAAAGGGTTAGAGTTGCTAAAAAGTTAGGTATTAAAGAAGTACCTACTGTTGAGGTTGATTTAGATTATGATAAGGAAAGAGAATTAAATGTTAGATTAAATAAAAATGTTGGTGAGTTTGATTATGATATACTTGCTGATTTATTTGATTTAGATGAACTTATTGGATGGGGTTTTACTGAAGATGAGTTAGTTGGATTTAGTGCAGAGGATGAATCTGAAGGCTTAACTGATGATGATGCAATCCCTGAAGTAGAAGAAGCAGTTACTAAATTGGGTGATTTGTGGTTATTAGGTGAACATAGATTGTTGTGTGGTGATGCAACAAAGAAGGAAAATATAGAGGTGTTGATGAATGGGCAGAAGGCTGATATGGTGTTTACTGACCCTCCTTATGGGATAGAGTTTCAGAGCAATTATAGAAAGAAAACTCAGCAATTTAAGAAGATAAAAAATGATGATATAGTCTTGAATATTTCAGATTTATTAATTGGTTTAATGAAAGAAAATAGTGTTGCATATATTTGTACAAGGTGGGATTTATATCCACAATGGCATAATCAAATATCATCTATTCTAGACATAAAGAATTGCGTTGTTTGGTATAAAAAGGGTGGAGGTTTAGGAGATTTAAAAAATTCATATTTACCCAATCACGAATTTATAATCGTAGGGCATAATGGGAAGGCAGAATTAAGATTGAAGCGAGAAGCAGATGTATGGCAGATAGCAAGAGATGGGTTTAATGATTATAAGCATCCCACTCAAAAACCTGTTGAACTATCTAAGTTTGCAATTATAAATCATTGTGATAATAATAATATTGTGGTTGATTTATTTCTTGGTTCAGGCTCAACATTAATTGCCTGTGAAAAAACTAATAGAAAATGCTATGGCATGGAACTTGACCCTCATTATTGTGATGTAATAGTTAAGAGATGGGAAGAATTTACAGGAAAGAAGGCTATTTTAAATGGCAAGACCTAAAAAATATGATATAGACCCAAAAGAAGTAGAAAAGTTAGCATCATTTGGATGTACTAATACTGAAATAGCATCATTTTTTGGATGTGATGTAAGTTATTCACAAAATCTGACAAAAGGTAGAGATACTGGTAAAATTAGGTTAAGGCAGCTTCAATGGAAATCAGCAGAACGTGGCAATATAACCATGCAAATATGGTTAGGTAAGCAAGTATTAGGACAAACTGAGAAATCTGAAGTAGAATGGACTAACCCAGTATCAGGTATTGAATTTGTAGATGTTACTTAAATTCAACAAGGATAATTACTTTCCACATCAGTGGGATTTTTTGACATCAAAGAAACCAATCAATGCACTTGTAGCAGGTTTTGGTGCAGGTAAAACTCATGTATTCATAAGAAAGACATTTGTAAACTTGTTTAAAAGGGTAAACAAAACAGGTAAATCTTCTGGATTAATATTATATCCAACTTATGATCTTGCTAATGAGTTATTTGTAGAACCCTTTAGTGAGATGCTTGAAAAGTATGAAATACCATATCAATATAAAAGAGCAGAGCATAGGTTTATTACAGCAGCAGGTAACATTAAGATTTATCAACTACAGATGCCACATAGGATAGTAGGGAGTGAATATACTTATTGTGGTATAGATGAATTTGATGTAGAGAGTTGGAAGAATTGCGACATGGCTTTCAAGAAGGCTATTGGTCGTATGCGTGGATGTGAAGATACTGAGCTTTATATTGTAACTTCACCAGAGGGGTTTCATTATACACATTATGTATTTGTTGAGAATGAAAATGATGATAGGTATTTAGTGCATGGAAAATCAACAGATAATACATACCTCCCACAGAAGTATGTAGAACTATTAGAATCTAATTATGATGATAAGATGTTACAGGCTTATCGTGATGGAAATTTTGTTAATTTATCTCAAGGAGCTACTTATTATGCCTTTGATAGACAAGAAAATGTTGCCAAAGTGGACTACAACGCAAACAAGCCAATCTACATTGGGGCAGATTTCAACTGTGATCCCCTTGCCTTTTGCCTTTTCCAAAGGTATGAACAAGCTCCACAAATCAGGGTATTTGATACATTTGCCTTATCACATCAAGGAGATGGAGATTTACTAACTGAACGTATGGCATTAACTATCAAAGATAAATATCCTAATAGACAATACTTTTGTTATCCAGATGCAACAGGTAGGGCTAAGGGTAGTTCAGCAGCTTATAGTGATATTTCTATTCTCAAAAGACACTTTCAGGTAAAGGTCAAGCATATCAATCCAAGAGTAATCAACAGGGTTAATGCAATGAATAAGGCACTATCTGGTAATATGATAATTGACCCAAGATGTAAAGATTTGATTAATGATTTAGAAAAAGTAACCAATAAGCAAGGCACAAGAGAGATTGACAAGAGTAATAAAATGTTATCACATATATCTGATGCTTTAGGTTATGCAGTTACTTATGAATTTCCTGTAACCAGACCAAAACTATGGAGTATAGATAGATGATACCAAGCATTAAAGAATTGACCCAGCACAGTCAATTTCAAGCCAATCAGAATGAAAAGCAATTATTCAAAAGTAAAAGGCAGAAGGCTCTTGATTATTACAATGGGAGAACTACTAAATACACTAAAGCCTTTTTTAACTTTACGCATCAAGTTCCAGTTGCTAATGTTAATGTTACTAAAAGAGTAATTGACAGGACTTCATTGGTTTACATGGTAGAACCTAAAAGAGATTATACTAAGCCAGAAATAGTAGATTTTATGTACTATAAACAGCAGAAATTACAGAGGGCAGAGAGGTACACTAACCTGCTTGATAGTATTCTATTAAAAGTTACATGGCGAAATGCAAGGTTGGAGTATGATGTTATCCATGACTTTGAACCTATGTTTGGTGATGATCCTCTACATCCTATTGGTTATTCTTATCCACTATCTATGAAAAGTGAAGTGCTTGATGATACTCCTGAGATGTTCCAATATTGGGATATGGAGAATCAATTTGTATTTGACAGGAATGGCAAGATAATGCCAGATGCAGACAATCCAGACCATGTTAATTTCTATGGTGATTTACCATTTGTAGAACTATTCAGAGAAGGCAGACCAGAGTATGCTTATTTAGATACTGACCCTGCTACTGACCTAATTGATACTAATACCCTAATCAATGTAGCTGAAACTAATAAGTCTGCTAATATACACTTTCAATCATTTGGGTATGCCTATGTAAATGGGTCAGATGTTGATAAGGATTCATTGCAGGTAGGTCAAGACCAGTTGCTTTATCTTGGTCAAGATGGCACTATGTCTATTGTTGCTCCACCTAATTCAATCCCTGCACTTACTGAGGGCATTAAAGAATCATATAAGATGTTAGCACAGAACTATCATCTACCTACATCATTTGCTGATGGTACTTCTGCTGAATCAGGGGTAGCATTAAGGTTAAGGAATCAGGAGTTAAGTGATGATAAGAAATCTGATATTGATAAATATAAAGATTGTGAGTATAAGATATTTGAGGTAGAGAAGTTGATACTGTTGCATGAAATGGCTATGGATGCAGGTGAGTTAGAATTAGTTGATTTCAATGAATCTGCTGAAGTATTATCACCACAAGAGCAATTAGAGAAGTGGGAATGGATGCTTGGTAAAGGTCTTATTGATGAAGCTGATATACTAATGCAAATGAATCCAGATGGTTTTGAAACAAGGCAAGAAGCATTTGCTTATATAGAAGAAAGAAATCAAGTTGAAGAACAAGCAATAACATCATCACCACTTGTAGAAGCATTAACTAAACCTGTTTAATGGCTGACCAAGATGCAATACAGGTACTGTCAGATGATTTAAGTGCCAGAATAGGGCAAATGCAAAGAGATATTGCAGAATCTATACTTGATATGGTTCAGGGAAAATCTAACCCAGAGTCAATTAAAATAATCAATGAGTTGAACATTGTAAATATCACTACATTCAAGGCACAAAATATTTTATCAGAGTTTACTATAGGGCTGACAAAGTTACTTGAATCTAAAGAAAAGTTTGCAGAAATAGATGAAGATACATTAATGACATTCTTTGAGGTAGCAAGACAGGCGATAGTTGGGGAGATGTCTGCTATGGCTACTATTTTAAAAAGAGAAATAATCAATGCAATATTACAGACCAGAACTATTGATGATATATTAGAAGCAGTTAGGAAGCAGGGCTATGGGGTTTAATCAGAAGATCAATGATTCCATGAATAATATGAGTAGGTCAGTAACTACTCAAATGATGAAGGATGCTCCACCTGATTTGACGTATGTATATATTGGTCCAGTAGATGAGAAAACAAGACCCTTCTGCTTAGATGCAGCATCACAAGGTGCATTAACTGAAGCACAGATATTAGAGTTAGGTGGTGAATATGCTGAATCATTAGTATCTGGTGGTGGTATTAATTGCAGACATAATTGGGAATTAGCATCTGATGATATTCAATCACAGTTCCATAGAGGTGGTGAAGCACAAAAGATTATAGAAGATAAAGCATTGGGTATAATGCCTAAACCAACTAAAAAACTAAATGTAGATTTTATAGGAAATAAAAAGACATTAGAAAAATCATTTGATAAAACAATCACAGATTTCATAGAAGGCAAGAAGGTGGAGGTGTATCATGGCTCTAATAGAAATTTTGATAAGTTTAGTTCTGATAAAACAAGGTCAAATGCTAATGCTAATTTTCAAGGTGATGGTATATTTTTTACATCTGATAGAATGGTATCAGCCAAATATGCAACAGCATCAAGGAATGCAAATTTTGAATATAATATAATAAATGAATTAAAATCAGCTAATAAAGATTTAGGTGAGTTAGCAGAGGCTATATATAAAAATGGTAGTGCAGCATTTGATGATGCAAGGATAGTATCATTAGCAAATAAATTAGAAGATAAAGGGTTTGATGTAAATGATATTGCAGATTTAACAGAATGGATTGCAGGTTCAAAAAATGAACTATCAGGAGGGGGTGGAACTGTGGCTACTATGTTTTCTAATTCTACTGTAGCAATACCTGACCATATTTTAAATATTGCAAAAAAATTAGGGGTTAAAAATAACTTATTAGAACCTGCTATTTATGAAACTGAAATATTTGCTAAAAACATATTAGTTACTTCATCACAGCAAAAAGCGAAAACAGCATTCAAGCATGGGTATGATGCTTGTGTATATACAGGGAATGGTACAGTAGATGATATTGCTGAAATAATTATTTATAATGAAAAGAATATCAAAATTAAAAAAAGAAATATCATTGAGCAAGTTACTGATGAAAAAGGCTGGGATGGATTGTAATGATAGATAAAAAGTTCTTCAAGATAGGTGCTAATGTAGTTGCTAAGTTCAGAGAGCATACTTTTGAAAAGGCTCTGGATATTAATGGTAATAAGTTTAAAGGTTATTCAACAAGACCCTCTAAATGGACTTCAATGAACATGAAAAAGTCAGCAAGAGGTTTAATTCCTGAAGGTGGTATATCTTACAAGGATGCTAAAGAATCAGGGCAAATGAAAAGACAAGCATCTGAGTTTGCTGGTTCAACTGCACCTGTATTATCATCTGACTTATTAAGAGATTGGAAGTTATTAAAAGTAACTAATAATGGATTCTCATTTGGTACTAAAAAATTTGGTGATAGAGTAAAGCATTTAGCAAAGATGGGCAGGGTTATATCTAAAGATGGCAAGGAACTGCCAAAACCTGTACATCAATTCCTAATGAGAGAAGCAGAGAAATACGTTCAAAGAAAATTGGATAAGAATAAGGGTGGTACATTTAATATCTAATTACATAAGTATAATTATGTGGTTTTTTATGATGTGTATCACAGATATTTATCCTATTAACTAACTCACAAAAGAGGTAAATATGTCTGAAGAAACAACTGTACAAAGCAATGATAATGCTGTAAATAATCCTACCACAGAAGGTAGTAAAAATAATGATGTTCCTTATGATAGATTTCAACAGGTTAATTCTCAAAAGAATAGCTTTGCAGAAGAAAATGCAACCTTAAAAGCCAAATTAGAAGAAATAGCTAAAGGTAATGAGGATGCAAGACAAGCTAAAATGGTAGAGAATGAAGAATATAAAACACTACTTGCTGAAAAAGATGCACAGATTACTAAGCTAACTGAAGTATCTAATCAATGGAACACATATCAAGAAGAAACAAGAACATCTCTCATGGAGAAACTCCCTGAAGGTAAAAGAGAGTTTGGTGAGGGTATGGACTTGACAAAACTTCAAAAATTTGTTGAAACTGAAGTGCAGTCAGTAAATCCAAATGCAGGAAAAACCAGTTCACAACGTCAAGGTGTTACACCTAATGGTGGTGAGTTTGGTGGTTATGGTTCTATGGAAGAATGGGCAACAAAAGACCCAACAACCTATACTGCTCAAAATCAAACCCCTAACAGTAGAGGAATTAAGTTAGGCTATGGGGCTTAGTAATGATCCCCATAAAGGTTTGGGTGTTGATTTAGACCCTAATAATGAATTGACTCATACTGTGTTGCCTGATGACAATGTCAGGGTTACACATAAGGGCAAGGAAATTGATTATATGGACTACATTGATGAAATGGAAGAAAGAGCTACAAGACAAAGCGAAGGCAAAAGCCCAGTTAAGTCATCTCTTGGTACATTTAGTGGTTGGGGTAAAGGGACTTTAAGTAAACCTTATAAAATAAAATAACTCTACCAGAAGGCATTATGTGCAGTTGATGGAGGGTAAAATTAGTAAAGGAAGTATATTATGGCTTTAACAAATACAAGTACAGCAGCAGGTGGTTTAGGAAGAACTATTGGCGATGCTGTAATAGCTTTTAATCATGTAAATGTAATGTACCCACTTGTAACTGTTCAACAGGCAGCAATGGGTTCTAATCATGTTCAATTTTCAGATTGGACAAAATTAGCTTCAAGTGATGTTACAGAAGCAACACAAGCTACAACCACTACAGCAGTAGCAATTACAACTGCTGCCAGAACTGCTACTATTTCAGAACACGTAATTGCTTCAACAGTAAGTGATTTGGTTTTGATGGGTTCAGGTGATGATATTGTAGGACAGGCAGGAACAGCTTTAGGTAATGCAGTAGCTGCTAAATTAGATGATGATTTAGTTGAATTAGGCAAAACATTTAGCCAAACAGAATGTGGTGCAGGTACTTCACTTGCTTTATCTCATATCTTTGGTTCAATGAGGCAGTTAAAAGCAGCAGGTGCTCCAATGCCATACAATCTTGTGTTATCTCCAAAACAAGTTTGGGGTGCAAAAGGTTTAATTGGACTATTGCATGATGAAGCAGTTACAGGCTCAAATGCTAAACCATTATCAGCACTTGGTAAAGGTGAAGAAGCTTTTCAGGTTGGTTTTGTTGGATCTATTGCAGGGTTTAACGTGTATTGGTCTGACCAAATTGATGAAAATGTTTCTTCTGGTGGAGATGCAGCAGGGTTTGCATTTTCTAAAGGTGCTGTAGGGCTTGGTGTAGGTGCAGAAGGATTGTTTAGAATAGCCTCTGAGAGGGATGAAATGCTAAGAGCAACTAACTATGTAGCCACAGGGTTCTGGGGTCAAGTAGAAATAAAAGATGCTTATGGTGTTTATATTTTATCAGATGTATCTTAATTGATATACTAAATAAATGATATTGGGGAGGCTTATACCTCCCCTTTATCTGAATTGGAGAGCAATGAAAGATTTATTTTTTAAAAAACCAAATGGAATTGTTATAAAAGCAAATATTGACCATGATTTAGATTCACTAAAGTCCAGATTTATGGAATGTGATTCAAATGGCAATGAAATTAAAGAAGAAAAAAAGCCTAAAAAAAAGGTTTATAAAAAGAAGGGTGATGAGTAATGGCAATAGTAGCAAAATCTTTTATTCATGAAGATACAAAAATTGTAGGTGCTTCTGGTGATGCAGATGGTGTTTTGGCAGAGGATATACAGGACTATGTTTCTGCAAATATTGGAACTGCTGATATTACAACACAATTAAACATTACGTGCACAGCATTGCCAAATAATAAAATTTTTACATTAGTTGTATTAGAAGCTAATTAGTAGATGGATAATCAGATAGCCAAAAATATCATTGAAACTGTTAAGAAGCATGAAGGATTTGAGCCAAGACCATACAAATGCCCTACTGGTCATGATACTATTGGGTATGGCTTCAAGATGAGTGATTTATATATTGAGGAAGATATTGCTCATGAAATGCTGGTAAGGATTCTAAGCCACAAAGAAAAACAAATGAGAGATACATTTGACTGGATAGATGATATGCCTATATTGATTCAAGAGGTTGTTCTGAATATGTGCTTTCAGATGGGGGTAAATGGGGTCAGCAAGTTTAAGAAGATGATTAGGGCTATGAAGAATGAGAAGTGGGCAGATGCAGCCAATGAAATGCTTGATTCTAAATGGGCAAGATCAGATTCACCTAACAGAGCAAAAGAGTTGAGTGATATAGTTATATCCCTTGCAGAAGGCTACTATATATAATGGTAAATGGTAAGACGAGCAGTAGTAACTCCTGATAAGCATTTTCCTCTTGCTGATTATGCAGCTATAAATGTAGTCTGCAAAGCAATAGAATTAGTAGAACCTGATACATATATAGACTTAGGTGATGTTGGAGAATGGGAAGGGGCATCAGCTTGGAAGTGGAAAAAGAAGAAAAGACCTCCACTAGAGTACATGATGCCAAGCATTAAGAAGGATGTAAAGGATGTAAATCAGGGGATGGATATTATTGATGAATCCCTTGATAAAGTAAATTGCAAGAATAAGCACATGGTTGAGGGTAATCATGATGATTGGCTTAACAGATTTTGTATAGAACATCCTTATTTAGAGTACAGATTTGAAGATATTGTTAGACTCAAAGAAAGAGGTTACAAGTATCATCCATGTGGATTATCACCAAGAGATTATTTAAAGATAGGCAAGTTAAGTTTTTATCATGGTCATCATTTTGCTTCAATGCACCATGCTAAGAATCATCTCAATAGATTGGGTGGCAATGTAATGTATGGTCATCATCATGATGTGCAAGTAGCTTCTGTAACTCACATGGATGGAGTGAAATCAGCCTATTCTATTGGGTGCTTAAAAGATATGGGTGCTGAAAAGAACGCATGGTTGGGGGGCAGACCTAACAACTGGCAACAAGCATTTGCAATAGTAGATTTTTATGATAAAGGGAAATTTACAGTAGATATAGTGCAGATAATTGAAGGTAAGGCGATGGTGTGGGGAAATCTAATTGATGGAAATAAATAGATGGACATATTTGCAATTCTTGATTCTTATGGAATCCCTTTAGCTGTGGCAGCTTTATTTGCAGCTTATATTCACAAGCAAGAATCTTTTATTAGAAATGAATTATTAGAAGAAATTGAGCAGAATGAGCAAAATGGAATAGAGAGAGCAAAAAGACTTGAGGGGATTTTAATTAAGTTAATAGACAACTCTAAAATCTCTGAAATGAAATTAACTGATTTAGATGGTTCTGTTAAGTTGCTATTGCACTATTTAGCAGAAGAAAAAGCAAAAAACAAAGAGCAATTATTAAAAAAAATAAAGGAATGGTGTTGATGAAGAAACTTACAGATGCTATAAAGAGTATGGCTATCAATATGATTATTGGGCAATTAGAAGAAAAAAAATCAGATATTGCAAAAGGTATAGCAGCTAAAATAGATATTCCATTTGTAAAAGAATCTGATGAAATTGCTTTAGCAGAAGGGGTATTGGAAGTTTTGAGTGATACTATTAAGGATTTAGCTAAGTAATGATCCCACAAGTCCTTTTAAAACTATTACTGCCAAAGGTTTTAGACCATTTAATGCAGGTTTTTAAATTAGATAAAATGCTTGATTATATGGAGTTGCCTAATGATGCAGATAGAAAAATAGTAGAACTTCAGGATGAAGTTGAAAGATTAAAGAATATTGCTCATGCTCCTGTTATTGCTTTAGATAGGATTGAAGCCATTGAGGATAAATTAGAACTAATAAAAATAGTAGAAATGCAAGAAGATATGGTAGATGTAATAGATGATTCACAGGCTGGAAATGCCTAAAGCATTACAAATAGACAAAGCAGTTGATGGCAATCTAAAACCTGTAAAGGATTCAGATGGTACTATGACTTCTTTAGAAATATCT